AAGGATGCAATGACTGGTATTGTCTGGCACGATGATGCCCAGATAGTGAGTTTATCGGCAAGGAAGGATTATGGCGATGTGCCGGGGATTAAAATGGTGGTGCGATCGTGAAAGATTTACGCAGGGGATATTAGATTATCAGTGATACAAGCATGGGGGGTAATTGACAGCAGATAACGACATTGTGGTAAGCCGGAAGGGCATTATTGCATATCTGAAGCTTAAAATTGACTTATCCGACAACATGGATATTGCATGGAATAAGATAAGGCGTTGGAAGAAATGTTATGGCATGGATGAGATTATTCATCACTTGCCATCGGGTCAGTGTTATATGCTGAAATCGGAATTTCAAAAGTGGATAACCAAGACCGCAATTACAAGGCCAGGTTTTCAAAAGGGGGTTTCTAAGGGGGATGATACCCTTGATAGCGAAAAAAGTCAATAGAACTATCCCCATTCTATCCCCATTCTATCCCCATTCTATCCCTTGACCGACAAAATTGTCGAGGCTATGCTATATACATGGGAATCAATCCGTGGGGCATGGCTGCGAGACGGGCGGCCGAGGAAATCAAACATGACAGATTAAAACAGCTTGAAGCTGCGGGCATCAATTACGACTTTCTTGTTAAAAAATTGCTTGAAGAATTAGAGGCCAAAGAGGCCAGATTTTTTGCTTGCAACGGCTATGTGGTAGATGTCCGTGCCGTGCCGGATTGGAACATCAGGCAAAAGGCCCGTATGGACGCCCATAGGTTGCGGGGCGACTATCCGGCGGAGAAGATTGAAGGTGAATTGAATATGCCCGACTTAAACGAAATACTTTTGTCAGAATACGGCATAAGGAGAAAAAAAGCACGTGTTAAAAAATAATCAGCTTATTCTGCATCCGTATCAGCGTAAGTGGGTGAATGATACGTCACCTGTTAAGATGTGGCTGGCCGCCAGGCAGATAGGCAAATCATTTGCAGTCGCAATGGAGGCTGTTGTTGAAGCCCTCGAAAACAAATGTAATACGCTGATATTATCATCTTCGGAGCGGCAATCGAATGAGGTTATGCAGAAAGTTTTGTCTCATACACGGGTATTGTGTGCGATAAACCGCAAAGCAATATTGACTCGTGAGACAAAAGAAGAAGTGGTTTTTTCAAATGGTTCAAGGATTATATCGCTGCCGGCCAACCCCGACACAGCAAGGGGGTTCGCCGGCAATGTTTTTCTGGATGAGTTTGCATTCCACAGAGACGACGAAGCAATCTGGGCGGCAATGTACCCAGCAGTGACAAGAGGGTATAAGATACGGGTTACATCAACGCCTAATGGAAATAAAAACCTTTTTGCTCTTATGTGGCATAAGGGCGAAGGCATATCGCGACACAAAACAGATATCTATGATGCGCAAACAGATGGTTTTGATGTGGATATCGATGCGTTGAGACAGGGAATTTATGACCCGGACGCATGGGCACAAGAATATGAATGCCGATTTATCGATGATGCAACTGCATATATCCCGTATGAGATGATTGCATCGTGTGAAGATGCAGGGGCAACAATGGAGCTGCCTCAACGGTTTTTATTGTCGGATAAAGAATTATATCTCGGTATGGATATTGGGCGCATACATGATTTATCGGTCATATGGATATGGGAGCGCATTGGTGACGTCTTATGGACACGGGCGGTATATGTGATGCGGAAAGCCCCTTTTTCGCTACAGCAGGACAAATTATATGGATTTTTGCCATATGTCAGGAGAGCGTGCATTGATGCGTCTGGTATTGGTATGCAATTTGTTGAAGATGCTAAAAAGCGATATGGTGAGAAAGTTGAGGGAGTTACGTTCACCAGAGAAATTAAAGAGGACTTAGGTGTGAAGCTCAAACGGATGATGGAAGACAAGCGGTTAAGGATACCGGTAGATAGAGCTATACGTGACGATTTACATGCTGTCAGGAAATATGTAACACCAGCAGGCAATGTCCGGCTTGATGCAGATAGGACAGATGCAGGACATGCTGATAGGTTTTGGGCGGCTGCTTTGGGGGTAAGTGCAACATCCGTCCAGATTGCGCCGATTAATTATATCCCGGTCTCATCAAGGTCATTTTTTGTTCCTGCTCCAGAAACAGCATATAGAGAGAGATATACAAGAAATCGAGGAGCGTGGTAATGACAGATTGGTATAACATGGCTTCAAATAAAAAACCGGTCATGAACCAGATAGCAGTCCAGACTATCCGGGACAGGTATGCATCATACCCGTCTCGTGGACTTACACCAGAACGCCTCGCCCGCATATTCAAAGAGGCGGATCAGGGCGATATCGTCAGGCAGGCCGAACTGTTTGAGGAGATGGAAGAGAAAGACCTGCACCTGGCCGGATGTATTCAGACACGGAAATTAGCGGTGGCTGGTCTGGATTGGGAAATATTGCCAGCCTCGGATGATCCGCAGGATAAAGTGATAGCAGATGCCGCAAAAGAAATGATCGAATATATCGAAAATTGGGACAATGCTGTCGTCGATATGCTCGATGCGATTGGAAAAGGTTTCTCTGTATGTGAAATTATGTGGGATCTTGCAGAAGGCAAATACTGGATTAAAACGCTCGATTGGGTGCATCAGAAACGATTTACCTTCAACGGCCCCGATGTTCTCTTAACATCCCCGAAGTTGTTGACTGATGCAAACCCTGTATGGGGGGAAGACCTTTTTCCATATAAATTTGTTGTTCATACGCATCATGCCCGTTCCGGTGTTACACCCAGGGGAGGGTTACTGCGACCGTGCGCATGGATGTATTTATTTAAAAATTACGATATCAAGGCATGGATGACATTCAACGAACTGTATTCAGTCCCTATGAGGATCGGCAAATACACGGCAGGAGCTACGGCTCAGGATATTGAGGCATTAAAACAGGCCGTGTTCAACATGGCAGTTGATGCGGCGGCCGTTGTATCCGATTCAACAATAATTGAACTTATAGAATCAAAAACAACGGGGAACACAACCACGTTCACAGATTTAGTGAACTTCTGCGACAAATCCATCAGCAAGGCAGTCCTGGGGCATACTGGCTCGGTGGAAGGAACACCCGGCAGGCTTGGCGGCGAAGACCAGGCAAAGAATATCAGGCAGGATCTGCTTGAATCGGATGCAAAATCTCTGATGAGGACAGTTAAATTCCAGATACTCGCTCCCTGGGTAAGATTTAACTACGGGCCGGAAAAGGGCATCCCCAAATATCAGCTTCATATCTCGGAAGGGGAAGATTTGGAGAAAACCGCCAAAGTATTCGGCATCCTTGCAAAGGATGTTGGATTTACCCGTATCGGTATAAAACACATACAGGAACGCTTTGGCATACCGGAACCGGAGAAAGACGAAGAGACGATAGGTGTGCAGATAACAGATCGGCAACAACAAGCTAATACTACCATGATAAACACATCGGGCGGCAACACAATAGACTTCTTAAAAAAGTTGTTCCCCGACCAGGCGGCTGTTGACGCAATAAAAATACCGCAGCCGGGACAGTTAGACCCTATAACAGATAAAATTATTTCTCTAATCCGTGACGGTAGGACATATGACGGCATACTTGCCGATATCCTTACCACTTACCCTACCCTCGATATGACTGCAATAGAGCAGACAATACAGAAAGCTATTTATATCAATGATTTGTGGGGGCGGCTTAATGCCTGAAGCACAATATACATATCATTTTGCCATGCAGCAGAACACAGCATATATACCTGTGGACTTGTCCTATGCCATAGGACTCCCCCCGGAAAAGGCCATAGAATATTTTGCATCAAAAGGATTGAAAACAACCCTTGACTGGCAATCTCTTTGGCAGGAATCACATATCAAGGCATTTACCATAGCAGGTGCTGCAAAACTGGACATATTACAGAACGTAAAAGACGAATTAGACAACGCCCTCCATAAAGGCATCCCCCTTCAGGAGTTCAAGGATTCTCTCATTCCCCGGCTCCAGGCGTTGGGGTGGCTCTCTTCCTCTCCTGAGAAGATGCCCTATCGCCTGGAGAACATCTATCGCACGAACATGCAGACAGCATTTCAGGCGGGTAGATACCGCGAGATGATGGAGAACGTCAAAGACCGTCCATACTGGCAGTATGTGGCAGTCATGGATTCCAGAACAAGACCAGCTCATGCCGCATTAAATAATAAAATCTTTAGATATGATGATCCATTTTGGAAGAGCTTCTATCCTCCAAACGGTTTTCAGTGTCGTTGTCGTGTCCGCACATTTTCCGAAAAGGATATTGAAGAGCGCAACCTTACCGTCGAATCCGGCAAGGACAACATAGTCTGGGAGGAAAAACCCATAGGCGGAGGCTACACAAAGCCTACAGCCGCATATATTGACCCGAAAACAGGGGAGAAATATTTCACCGATGCGGGATGGAGTTATAACCCTGGTGAAAGGTTCTGGGAAAAAGATTTGAGGAGATATGACAAGGACATCCGGGCGGCGTTTGAGAAGGAAATGGCGGAGTTTATGGCGACAATAACACAGGGGGCAGCCGTACAAGGCATTATCCAGAGGCTGAACATTGAAGTGAAGGAAATAAATGACATTAATCCGATACTGAAAGAATTTGAGAAGGACAATCCGGGACTATTTGCACACGGGTTCACAGCCATATCAAAAGTCAACGAAAATTGGTTTATGAGTGCCAGAAATGCCCGGGGAGAGATAGAGGTATCATCAAGAACTTTTCCATTAAAAAACAATTTCAACGCAAAGAAAGACCTTATATCCGCAATGAACAAGATTGGCAAGGGGCAAGCCCTTACTTTCAATGAGGAATATGCGATAGAAGCCCTGTGGCATGAGATAGGACACTTGAGGGTAAAAGACTATGTGTTCTTAGGTAGAGGCAGCACCGGACAGATTTGTATGGAAACGGTCAACCAATTTACAGCCCGTCATTCATACGATGGGTTTCTTAAACAACTCGGAGGGACAGCGGCACATAAAGATGCTGTCCTGGCGAATGGATACGGTTATTCTGGATGGGTAAGAAATTTCAGGGCACTGGTAAACAAAATAGGCGTTGATGAAACTGTAATCGCTCCAAAACTTGAACAGGCGATTACTGCAAGTTATCAGAACGTTGTGAAGGACACGACAAAAATACTGGCATCAGAAACAGTGAAAAATATGAAATTGAAAACCGCAACCGCACAGAAAAAGGCATTAAGCAAGGAGAGCGGCAGGGTTCGAGAGGCGTTAGGTTTGCTGAGGCAGGATGAACAAGATTTTAATAGTGAATTGGGTAGAATATGGCAAAATTAAAAGCAATCCTGATAGGTAAGCCAGAATTTATATTCAGATTCAGGGATTCTATCAAGATATTTCTTCTCAAAGGCTTTATCCCCTCGGATCGTTCCGAGACAGGCGAGGTCACTGTTAATCCCGTTAAGGCTGCTATGAAAATTTGTATATCTTGTTTTGTTCCAGCCTTTAAAGCCCAGTTCTTCAAGCTCTTTCTCTGTGGCATAGTCAAAGATGGTTTCAATGTGTTCAGAAGTATCCATAATCTCAATCTATACACCCGTTTTCTCTCTTTGTCAAGCTCTATTTCGGAGGCATCATGGACATAACCATAACCATTGACGATACCAGTGTGCATAACCTTCTAAAAACGCTGCAATCACGCATTAGAACCATGCAGCCCGTCATGAGAAGCATATCGGAAATAATGAGAGACGAGGTTGAAGAGAACTTCGCACAGCAGGGCAGACCGAAATGGAAGCCCTTAAAGGCATCAACAATAGCAAACAGGGCAAAACAAGGTCACTGGCCCGGCAAGATATTACAAATGCATGGATATCTGGCAGCATCCATATCGGCAAAGGCAACCAACACACAGGCAATCGTGGGGACAAACGTCGAGTATGCCGCCATTCATCAGTTTGGAGGCAAAACATCCCCGCACACCATCAGACCTAAGAACAAAAAAGCGTTATTCTGGCCAGGAGCGGATCATCCCGTAAAAGCTATCAAACATCCCGGTTCAAGCGTCCCCGCAAGACCTTTTCTTGCCATACCGGAAACTGGCATAGAGAAGATACGGCAGCGACTTGCCCGATACATCACAGAAGGAGTGGATTAACATGAAAGATACCATGTTTGTCATATGCAAAACCATAGAGGAAAGCATCCCGACAGAGATTCAGGTAATCCCCTTTGGGCACCATGATACCCCGAAGGGTGTTTTTGAACTCGATGACGCCGGAGCTGACGCCATCATTGCCGCTTTTGAGGCGCAGAAGAATGATATGGTCGTCGATTATGAACATCAGACACTGGCAGGGACACAAGCCCCTGCTGCGGGATGGATTAAGAAGCTTATCAACAAAGGCAAAGATGGCATATGGGCATCAGTGGAATGGACTGATCGTGCCAAGAAATATCTGGCAAACAAGGAATATCGTTATTTGTCGCCCGTTTTTATCAAAAGGTTATCAGATAACAAGGTAGTAAAACTGATCAATGTGGCATTAACCAACCAGCCGAACATTGACGGCATGGTGCCGGTTATTAATAAAAATACCCCCGGTATCGGGGAGAACAACAAGAAGGAGGTAAAAATTATGCAGAACCTATTGAAACTCCTCGGACTAACCGGGGAAGCAACAGAGGAACAGGCTATCGTTGCCGTTAACAAACTCATCGCCGATAAAGAGGCTCTGGAGGCAAAGACGGCTATTGTAGCCAACAAAAGTGTGATTGAAGCCCTGGGGCTCAAGGAAGGTGCTACAGAGGCGGAAATCACAGGCACTATCATGGCAATGAAGCAGTCATATAGCACAGTAGAACAGTTAACGTCTGAGCTAACCGTAATTAAAAACAAAATGTCTGAAAAGGAGGCGGCAGAGGCAGTGGAAAACGCCATGCAGAGCGGTAAAATAACCCCCGCACAGAAAGATTGGGCAACAGATTATGCAAAAAGAGACCTTGCGGGATTTCAGGTCTTTGTATCGAAGGCTCCCGTAATAGTGCAGAAGAGCAAGGTTGCAGGCAATGAGAAGCCCACAATAAATGACTTAGACGCAATACAGCTTGAAATTAACAAGATGTGCGGTATTGACATTGAAACTTTTAAAAAATATAGCGTAAAGGAGGCTTAATATGGCTTTATCAGCAGATAAATTAACAGAATACATGGAAGGGGTAGACCTTTCTATACCCGTTGACGATGGGGATAAAATATATGAGGGTGCGATGGTCAGCGTCAACGCCGATGGATATGCTATTGCGGCAGGCGACACGGCATCAACACTCTTTGTCGGAATCGCCCGTGAAAATGCGGACAATTCATCGGGCGCAGACGGCGCCATTAATGTCCTTGTGAGACGCAGAGGGCTCTTCAAAATGACCCTTGCCACGCCGATTACCATTGCCAACGTGGGCGACAACGTTTATATCGTTGACGACTGCACGGTTGATCTCGTGGGAAACACCACAAATGACATATATTGTGGGATTATTGCAAAATACATCGACACAACTCATGCTTGGGTGGATATTGAACCTGCTATACGCCAGTCTGATGCGGCAGCACATATCGCCGACGGCAGCTCTGCCCATGCCGCCAGCGCCATCTCCATCGTTGATGCAGGCTCATTTACTTCACAATCCGAGGTAGAAGCGGCTTTGCAGGAGATTTACCAAAGTCTGCTTACCTCAAAAGGGATCATCAATATCCCAATCCCATACTTTACAGATGCGGGCGTCGCCCTGGCCGCGTTTTCCGACGGCGATAGCACGGTCCCCGGCTACTGCGTCACCGCGAAGGGCCTGGGCATCCGCTGGAACAACCACGCTACCCCTGGGGCGGTTGGTACAAAGGTTATTGTACCCCCGGATGCGGATGTAACGGCCAATATGACACTAAATGTCCTTGCAGCAAAGACCGGAGCAACAGTAGGCGATGCTACAAAGTTTACGGTTGCTGCCTATAATAATGTTGTTGGCGAGTTGTACGATGCAGACGCAAACTTTGGTGGAGATACCGGTGCAATGACGGGTGACGCCACAGCAAAAACCGTTCAGAAGGTTACCTTGACACTTGCATCAGCAAACCTTGCCGCATACCCAGCAGCGATGGAGTTGACTATTAAACCGAAGGACGGGACGTTGGGAACAGACGATGTGATTATGCTGGCGGTATGGATAGAATACCAAAAGAAACTCTTAACAGCATAAATTAAACAAGACAGGAGGATATAACAATGATTATAAATCAGTCAGCATTAACAAGCATATACAGATCATTCAGCGTGGCTTTCAACCAGGCATTAGATGCCGTCAGCCCTATGTGGCCGACAATAGCCATGCAGGTGCCGTCTACAGGCAGGAGCGTAGACTACAAATGGCTCGGCAATTTCCCTATGATGAGGGAGTGGCTCGGCGACAGGGTTATAAAAGACCTTTCTGCATATCACTATGAGATAACCAACAAGGATTATGAAGCTACAATAGAGGTTGACAGGAACGACATCGAAGACGACCAGATCGGCGTATATAAGCCCATGATACAATGGCTTGCTGAGCAAGCGAAACAACACCCGGATGAACTCGTCTTTAACCTCCTTGCCGCAGGGTTTTCTACGACGTGTTTCGACGGTCAGTATTTTTTCGACACCGACCATCCTGTAGGCTCATCTACCCAGAGCAATTACGGCGGCGGGGCATCAAACGCATGGTATCTGATGGATTTGAGCAAACCCGTCAAACCCATTATTCTACAAATACGCAAACAGCCGGAATTTGTGTCGATGGACAAACCAGACGACGAAAACGCTTTCATGCGTAAGAAATATCGCTACGGCGTAGACGACAGAAAGAATGTCGGTTATGGCCTCTGGCAGCTTGCATATGGTTCTAAGCAGACTCTGAATAGCACGTACTATGCATCTGCCCGTGCCGCTATGATGGGATTTACCAAAGAGGATAATGTAACACCTCTAAATATCAGACCGACGCATCTTGTTGTAGGACCGTCGAATGAGGCGGCAGGGAAACAGCTCGTTGAGGCGCAGTTTGATTCATCAGGCGCAAGTAACATCTGGTATAACTCGGCAAAACTTGTGGTTGTACCCTATCTGACATAGCATATCAGTTGAGCATGGTGGGCAGGTTAACTTAGCCTGCCCACTTTAAAAGGAGGTAGAATGAAACTACTGGTTAAATCTAAACCCGAATTATTTTACCGAGCGAAGATGCAATTTACCAGACAACCCGTGACTGTTGACGTAGACGCTGATACCGCAACGGTGCTGATGAATGAAAACATGCTTGTTGTTGATGTCATTAAAGAACCTGAACCGCAGAATGATGTTATTGTGGAGCCACAAAAAGATATTGAAGTAAAAACCATGCCGGTAACTCCCAATCCCCCTGCTGCTGCAAAGATAAAAATACAAACAAATACTGGTAAGAAGGTAAAGAAAAAATGAGCGACGAAACAGTGTTTCGGATTTCAATGGCGACAGCAACAAGCGTAGGTGTTGCGGTATTATCACTTATTATCACTGTGTTGTTATTCTGGGTGGGGGGATTGTCCACAAAAGTATCTACACACGCCGAAGATATCGCCAGCCTGAAACAATGTATTATCAGTATAAATAGCTCCACAAACCGCATCGAGACTGATGTAAGAGAGATACGAAGTAAAATAGAAGGCATCAGCGAAAAGCAATGGGATCATTTCAAAATCAGCAGAGACAATGATACGAGACTCAAGGGGGGCATTAGCAATGAATAGTAATTACGAGCGGGCTTTTAATATGCTCTGTCAGTATGAGGGATTCACGTCCGATTTGAAGGGTGACGCCGGCGGGTATACCATATGGGGTATTACCGAAAGATGGTACCCAAAGGACGTTGAGGCTATGATGGTTATGACCCCGCAAAGCTCGAAAGAATATGCAAAAGCATTCTATAAACGGGAATTCTGGGATAAAGCGGGATGTGATAACCTGCCGTTGCCCATTGATATTATCACATTTGACACGGCGGTGAATTGTGGCCTGCACGCTGCAAAAAAAATGCTTGTCGAATCAAAAAATGACTGGAAGGACTATATCTACCGTCGGTTATTTTATTACTCCATACTGGTTAAAGAAAAACCTGACCAGCTAAAATTTTTAAGAGGCTGGCTTAATAGATGTCTATCGTTGTGGATGCAGTTTAAAGATATATCTACCGTGCAGGCAGGAGGTTAAGTATGTTTGAATGGATCAATGCAAACTGGCAGGGCATAGCGCTTGTGTTTTTTATTCTTTATTCTGTGGCCTCTGAGGCAATCGGCATCAGCAACCTCAAAGAAAACGCCGTTATACAGGTTATTATCAGGATACTCGGCAGACTTTGCGGGAGGGTTTAAATGGATATTATAGGGACTGTATTATCTGGCGGCATTAAACCCATATTTGAGGGGATTGGCAGCCTTGCAAAAGATATTCGCCAGGCGATAACCGGCGAAATATCCCCTGAAAAAAAGGCAGAGATTGAACAGCGCGCTATGGAAATAGAATATGCAGCAACTAAGGCACAGACAGATATTAATCTTGAAGAGGCAAAAAACCCGAATTTGTTTGTGTCGGGATGGAGGCCGTTTGTTGGTTGGATATGCGGGCTTTCTCTCGGATGGCAGTTTATCGGCAACCCAATATTTGAGTGGGTTGTAAAACTTGCTGGGAAGAATATTGCCGCCCCTAACATTGATACCGGAAGCCTGATAACAGTACTTTTTGCCATGCTTGGACTGGGTGGATTAAGAACCTATGAAAAGGTAAAAAATGTACAGGAGAACCACTAATGGCATACTCCACACAAACAGACATAGAAAAGATGTTACCCGCCAGTGACGTAGTTGATTTGACTGATGATGAGGGAACAGGTGCGCAGGTCGCAGCGAGGGTATCCGAGGCAATAACTCAGGCGGACGCTGAGATTGACAGTTATTGCGGGGGAAGATACTCCGTGCCCTTCGTCGCTGTCCCCGATATTATCAAAAAATGTTCCGTTGATATCGCCATATACAACCTGTATTCCAGAAGGATTGAAACTATCCCCGCAACCCGCTCAGAGCGGTACAAAAATGCCATCAGACAACTGGAAGGTATAGCAAAAGGCACAATATCCATAGGTGAAACTCCTGAGCCCACAGCGTCAACAGGGGCATCATACGCCGAATGCAACAAGACGGAAAGTGACAGGATATTTACTATGGCAAAGATGAGAGGCTTTTAATGGCAACCATAGCGGATATCGAAGACGACATCATAGCCACAATAGCAGCGTTGAAAGACGAAGACGAAAACAAAATCTTCCGTCTCGTTGAATCTCTGGGCAGGAAAAAGCCGCCTGTTACGCTGAATTATCCTGCCTGTTTTGTCTATTTTGCGGGTGATACAAATACAGGCAGCAAGCCAAGACCGGTTTACTGGACAGAATATGAATGCTTGGTGTCCGTTAAAAATCTATCATCAGAGAAAACAGCGGCAAACAGCATATATTCACTGATTGATACCGTAAGGGACGCTATAGAAGGCAGTCAGCTTAAAAATAACGACATTGAACCATTCGTATGTATGTCCAGGGAATTAGTAGACTATGCAGACGGCGTAATAAGCTATGTGGTGAAATTCAGAACCCGGCACTATCTCGACGTGCCGACATAAATAAGGAGGATAGACAGATGGACAGGCAACCAGGTTCATATAAGGTAGCAAAAGGCAATTTACAAAAAGAGAATCTAAACGATGAGGCTATGGCTGAACGGCTCGGAAAAAAATGCACAAAACAGGAAGATCCAGAAACATTGGGGACGCCCGTAACAGGCATGGACAGACAGCCTGGCACATATCGTTATGATATTAATAAACAAGATTTTGTGCCAAACACTACAGAAAAGGAGGAATAAATAATGAGCCTTGAAGAAAAACAATTAATTCTGGCTAAGGTAGAGACAGCATATGGAAGTGACCCAACACCTACTGTGTCTGCAAACGCTCTTCTTGTTGGAAAAGTCAACATCGAAATCGTTGATGCAAGCAGGGAAAGAAAAGTTATGCTGCCATATTTTGGCTCGCTTCAGAAAGTGCCTCTCGGTGAAGGTGTAAAAATATCATTCCCTGTAGAAGTCAGAGGCTCTGGCACGGCAACAACACCGCCGAGAATAGCTGCGTTGCTTCGTGCAGCCAACCTCACAGAATCAATCGGTGGCTCATACGTTGATTATGACCCCAACAGCTCAACAGATGGTGAATCCTGCACAATATATTTCTACCAGGACGGCATACTCTGGAAGGTGCTCGGATGCATGGCGGAAAGCATCAAGCTATCCGCAAAAGCGAATGAAATTGCAACCCTTGAATTTTCATTATTGGGACTATGGGGAGGAAAGGCAAGCATAACAGATGTGTCGTTCCCATCCCCGACATATGAGGCCACAAGCGTTAAACCGCCGATATTCAACAGTGCGACATTCACGGTGCATTCATACGCAGGGATAATAAGCAATTTTGAGGTAACAATCAAAAATAAAATTGCAAAAAGATTATCTGCAAACTCGACCAACGGCATACTGCGCTATAGCATTGTAGGGCGTGACGTTGAGGGAAGCGTAGACCCTGAACTTGTTGCGCTTTCAAGTTTCAACCCCTTTGACCTCTGGGAGGATGGAGATGCAGGGACAATAACAGCAACCATCGGGTCATCCGCCGGCAATCAGTATGTAATCACATTAAGCAACACGGTGATCGCTCCTCCAAAATTAGGCGGCAGGGAGGGTATGGCAACATATGCCCTTTCATTTACGGCACACCCGACACTGTCAGCCGGAAACGGAGAGATAAAGATAAGACATAGCTAAACATTTTACATTTAACCAAAAAAAGGAGGTTTTATGAGGGATTTAGACGCATCGGCAGTAAACAAAATAGTAATAAACGATGCCAGATCGGGGACAGAAATAGAGCTGTATTACAGAAATCCCACAACGCAGGAAGAAGTGGAATATCAGACTAAATTGTATAAAAGAAAAAGCAACAAGTTGATTATGAATCCGAAGATTAAACTTGATTTGGGGCTTGCCATATTAACAGGATTTCGAGAAGGCGATTTTGGTGTCAAGGGAAAGCCTATCTCATCGGATCCTGAAAGCCCGAATTATTATGAAGATTGGAAGGGTCTTCTTGCAAGAACAGCATCAGATATTATATCCACTTTTGCAACTGTTGTTTTTGAGGGCGCTCGTGTGGCGTCAGATACAGACGTGGAGATTGAGACAGTAGTTGAGGAGGATATCCCCCCTTTGGTGAGGAGCTAAGGAGGCTCTCAGCAAGATGCACACCAGAGAAAAAGAAAAAGTGTGTGGAATCCTCCGGGGAGCTTCTTGCCATAAAGTGTGCGGAGTGCGATGGTGCCAAACCGTATGAACCGAGTGAATGGTTTACTCACGTATGGTTTTTGTGGAGACTTAAAAAGGCAGGGTATCCGTTTGCTGCAAACGATTTATCGCTTCAGGAATGGCTTGATATAGGTATTCTGGAGGATGAAATGGAGAAAATCGCTATATCTTACGAAAGATTATTACGGAGATGATTATGCACAGGATACCGAAAAACCATTCAGATGCTATAATAAGCCCTAATCCTCCGATCATAAAAGCAAACACAATCAAGCCTGATATTAAGGCGGTTATCATAATAAGGAGTATAGCACAGATATGAATGCTGTCAATTTAGTAATAACAGCGGATGGGCAGGGTGCGATACAGGTTTTGCAGAAGACGGAAAACGCAATGAAAACCCTCAAATCATCCGCCGAACAACTGACATCTGCGCTGCCCTCACTTAACGGCACATTCAGGAGCCTTATTGGAAGCCTTTCAACACTTTATGCCTCATTCAAGGCATTTGAAACATTAAAGGAATCAGCAACGCTTGCCGCCCGTGTTGAAACCCTGGGGATTGTAATGCAGACTGTGGGAAAAAATGCCGGGTATAGTAAGGCCGAAGTTGAGGCATACTCTGAAGGCGTGCGAAAGATGGGCATCACAACGCAGGAGGCACAACAATCGGTTATCCGCATGATGCAGGCGCATCTTGATTTGACAAAATCGCAGGAACTTGCCCGTGTCGCCCAGGATGCAGCGACCATCGGCAATATCAATTCATCCGAAGCGCTTCAGAGGTTGTTGCATGGCATTACTACACTACAGCCGGAGATACTCCGCACTGTCGGCATTACAGTCGAATTCGAATCTGCGTATAAAAAATTTGCTGAATCGGCAGGCAGGACAGCAGAATCATTATCATCACAAGAAAAACAGCAAATAGCCTTAAATCTTGTGCTTGAAAGAGGAAAGGATATTGCTGGCTCATATGGGGCCGCTATGGGGACGGTAGGCAAGCTCATGACATCCCTGCCGAGATTCATCGAGGAGGTAAAGCTCAAATTCGGCGAGCTGTTCAGCCCGGCTCTGGGCATCCTCGTAGAAGGCACAATTGAAAAATTCAAATCGTGGGAACGGACGCTGGCGGAATTAAAAGCATCGGGGGATATTGCCAGATGGGCAGACAACATCAAGACTGGCTTTGCCGTAGCGGTCGGATCAATCGATAATCTCTGGAAAGCAGCAAAAACATGCGTATCAATTATATATGATCTAAAAGAGGCGCTTATTGCGGCATCGGTGGCAATTGGGTCTTACTATACTGCGCAGATGATTATAGCTGCTGTCCAGACCGGGAAGTTGATAACACAAATAAAAGACCTCATAACGGTTGTTGAAATACTTGCATATAGATCATTTACTGCCCTCTTGACGCCTGCCGGGTTGGTGGCGGCTGCTCTTGGTGCATTAACATATGTTACTATCAACCATTATCAGGAACAAAGAGCAGCGGAATTGGAAATGGAGAATTTCAAAAAGTCATTATCTACATTTAGCGCTGATGCAAAAACCCAAGAAATGATTGACCATCTCGAAATACTTGCACTTGAAATAGAGGCCGTAGGCGGCAGGAGCGACGAAACCCGTCAAAAGATTGAAATGTTAAAGAGGGTTATGTCTGGAGGGCAGGCAGGCACGGAGGCGGAGATGTGGAAAGGGATAGTCCATTACGGCGATATCGGTGGAGGCAAACCATTGCCAGCTCCCACACCTGATTTAAAAAAGATTAAAGATACGAATAAGCGGATTGAAGAAGAAATAGCAAAATTAACAATGACTGAAATTGAATATATTCACCATAGAGCAAAAGAATTTGAAAAAGAAGGGGCGGATAAAGTACTTGTATCAAAGTGGACTACTGCCCAGCTTGCCAAATATTGGGCGGAGTATGACGAAAAATCACAGGAACGCATCAAAAAGGCATATGAGGAAGAACAGAAGCTGGCCGATAAGATCGTACTTCTCAATTTACAGACAAAAAATAAGCTGTTTGACCTTGATGCAGAACATCAGGCAAAACAGATGGAATGGAGCGCAAAAGCTGGTTTATTAAACGAAGAAACCCTCGCACGCAAAAAGAATGAGCTGCAAATACAGGCATTGAAAAATAAAGAAGCTGAGACAAATTTGGCCTTACAGCAGCTCGGTTATGCCGAAGATATGTTATATCCGACCGAACGGATGCTTGAATTATTAAAAGATAAAGAAGTTATCGTCCGGCAAATCCTCCATACGGAAGAATCATTGGCCTTTGAAATATTTGACATACAGATAGCAAAACAGAAAGAACTTAACGATTTACTGAAACAACAGGCGGATAATAAGAAAAAAGGCTATGACGATACATGGGCGCAGATGATGGATATGGCTAATCAGGTGGGCGGCGAGGCCGGTGTAGGACTTGGTAAGTTAGGCTCATCCTTGAAAGGCATCGCAGATATCGGCATGGGGAAAGACGCTGCATCGCAGCGCTATCAGGCCGCCCTCGAAGAATGGAATGCCATAAAGGCATTGAACGAACAGGGGTATGTTGATGAATATACCCAATTACAATCATACAACCAGATGAAGCTGGCCGAAGAACAGATGTATCAGCAGCAGAGACTCTCTATAATATCTAATTCATTCGGGATGATGGCTGGGGCGGCACAGGCGTTTTATGCCCTTTCAGGCCAGCAGAGTAAGACGTTCTTCAATGTTTACAAGGCATTTGCCATTGCGCAGACAACAATAGACACATATCAGGCAGCGGTAGCAGCATATAAGGCGATGGCAGGGATACCTATTGTAGGTCCAGCATTGGCTACCGCAGCCGCAGCCGCTGCAATTGCATTCGGGATGGCACGTGTTGCAGCAATAGCATCTATGCAGCCAGGTGGTGGGGCTGCAACTGCTGCTGTGCCATCAGGCGGAGGGGGATATTCATATTCCACGCCGACAACAAATACATGGCAACAGACAGAAAAAACCAATGAAAGGCCGTTAGTTGTGAATGTATATGTAAGCGGAGCAACTGGTTCAAAAGAAGTAATTATCTCTGATATTATAAAAACATTAAAATCCGAACAGTTAAACGCCACGGTAGCTCATTCTGGATGGTTTGTTGGATCAACACCTCAAATTGTGCGTTCAGTTCCATCGTATATATTCAATACAGCCCCAAGATTACATGATGGGTATGACCCAGCACGTGAATATCCAGCAATACTTGAGAAAGGTGAAATTGTAATACCAAATAAGGTGCCAGCACCAATTAAAAACCTTATAAGAGAGATTGTATATTCAGGAACAACACAGCCTTCTATAGTTCAAATGATAGATTTCAATACAGCCCCAAGATTACATGATGGGTATGACCCAGGCGGATATAATCAGTTAAAAATAAATCAATTAGATACTCAAAATGCTGATTATAAAGAAATTAATAATAATAAAACAATAAATGTTATTAATCATTTTCATATCTCAGGCAATGTGGTTGACCATGATGCTTTTGCACGAGAGATAATACCGTCGATACAAAAGGCCGTAGAAGACGGCATGAGGGTAAACTGATGCAGACGCCGATAATACTATATGACAACAGACTGACAGACGGCACTTTAGTGGCAACAGACACGGAAACAGGCTATGATGTATTAAATCTGATAGATTTAAGACCATATACATTTTGGAAAGCCGCAAGCCACGGCACGAAATACATCACTGTTGATTGCGGTGCGGCAAAAAGCGCTGACTGCCTGGCAATAATTGGGCACAATTTATATACCGCAGGTGCGACAGTATCCATTGAATCATCACCGGATAACTCATCATGGACTGTGCGCCTGGCCGGCTTTACTCCGACCTCCGACAAGGCGGTTTTAAAGACATTCACATCTGCGTCGGCTCAATACTGGCGCATAAAGATAGTCACGGCAGCCGTTGCAGCATATATGGCTGTAGCCTTGCTCGGCGTAAAGATACAATTTGAATATCCGCCGAATACCCCTTATGTCCCATATGCAGAGACGCCGGCGGCAGACGTGGAACGCAGTAAAAACGGGCATATACTCGGCGTAGCAACATATAGCCCGGTACTTAGAATACAGCCTCAGTTCAGTTTGGTGTCCCGTACATGGCTCGATACATATTTTATTCCATTCTGGCAAAATTATGCGAGGTTGTTCAAACCGTTCTTCTTTGTGTGGGATTTGGATACATACCCATCAGATGTGTTCTTTACATCTATCGATGATGATATGCCGTTGGAAACCCCGTTTAGTGTCCTGACATATGTTGATACCTTAACACTCAAATTAAGGGGGGTCAAAGAAGTATGACATACGATGCGTACAAAAATGCTTTGTCACGGTATCCCATAGATATGGCAGTCATCACATTGGATTACTGCAATAATACGATAGGGGTAAGCCCGTGCGCCGCTATGGACTGGTGCGGCAAACCTGGACTGTATTGCGGGCTATCAACGGCATATTGCGGGGGCATACAAATCCGCTGCTATAATACATATGCAACCTGCAAAGACAAGCCACATTACAGCAAAGGCACAAAAGATTATATGTTTACGTCAAACAACGCACCCTTGCCGTTTAAGGAGGGCGAAAGGCCATATATCAAGGATATTAAACACCTGCCGACAGAAATCAAAACAAGCTTGACTGTGGCAGGGAGGGTGAATGTCACTTTGTATGACGAACCCGATACAGACGTGGGTGTTGACCCATATTTGTCAACAAGGGATTCAGTGCAGGGTTCATTTTTAAGAAAACTCATAGCCAGAAACCCCAATTATGCCGGGAGGCCGCTGAAACTATACAGGGGATTTTATGGGCTTGGCAGGTCTGATTTTGAGCAGACATTTGCGGGCGTTATCGATACGATAAATATTAAAGAAAACGGCACGGTGGTTATCGAAGGAGCCGATTTGTTGAAAACATTGTCAAAAATCGAAATACCTCCCAAATTGAATATAAGGCTATCGGCAGCCATGACATCATCCCAGGACGTCATATCTGTATCAGATGGTACAGATTTGGATGCAGCAGACGGATACATCAGGATTGGAGACGAGGTTATTTACTATGCAACAAAAACCGGAAACCAATTGACCGGATGCGTGAGGGGTTGTTTTGGCACAGAGGCTGCTGACCACACTCAAAACGATAAAATACAGAAATGTCGCTACTACGAACCGCAAAGCCCATACGATATACTCGTTGATATGCTTATAATTGATGCTGGTATAGACCCATTATATGTCAATGACAGCGCATATACGGCACTAAAGGCAATCGATGTCTCTATGGTGGATTTCTCGGCGCTCATCAGTGAACCGACAAAACTCGATACATTGTATTATGAGATTATTGATTTGATAGATTGCAAATCATGGATGGGAGAGGACTTAAAGATTACCATTGCAAAAAATCTCCCGAACTATCCTGGCAGAACGTATCAGGTGTTTACGGATGCCGAAAATATCATAGCTGAATCAGACAGTATTGATCTGAACGCTACATCCCGGAAAAGCAGAGTATCAATATACTGGGATAAATCATTAACGGGTAAGCTGGACGAGGTATCCAGCTATGCGAGACTCGATGTCGCAGTGGACGCAGACGGTGAAAGCGTAAATATGTATAACGAATCGCTGGAAAAGAAAATCATGTGTCGCTGGCTAAGATCAGATTATATGGATGAAGATTACGTAATCAGGTATGTGGCAAACCTATCAAAACGCATATTGAGGCTATTAAAAAATCCCCAGCCTATCTATACATTTGCTGTTGAGTTAAAGGATTCTCAAGTGAAAACCGGAGATTTTGTGAGGATTACAACAGACAAGATTCTCGACGTAGACGGTACCCCGTTATCCAGGCATGTATACCAAATTATCAAGCGGGAGCCAAAAGGCAATAA